GACCACCGCCGCCCAGCATGTCTTGCAACCCGTCGAGCAGGCGCGCGACAGCGGCCTGCTCGACGGGTTGCAAGACATGCTGGGCGGCGGTGGTCAAGGCGGGCAGCCCGTCGGCCCGGCGGGTAACGGCGCATGAGCCGGAAACGCTTCGCCCATTCCGGCCAGGCCGGCAGTCCTGCCAGGGCGCGCGACGCGCTGGCCAAGGCGTATCTCAGGGTGTTTTCCGGCGAGGATGGCGAGATGGTGCTGGCCGACCTCGCGGCGACGACCGGCTATTACCGGCGTCCGTCCTATGGCGAGTGGATGGCACGCACCAGGACGCCCAACGGGTTCGAATTGCACAGCGCGCTAAGCAATGCGCGGGCCGAGGTGGTGCAGCACATTATGGGGTTTCTGACGCTGGATGAGGCGCAGCTTGCGGCGCTGGAGAAAGCGGCGCGGGCGGAGGGGTAGGCGCTGAAGCTGCGTCCCTCGCCCCGTTTACGGGGAGAGGATGCCGGCAGGCAGGTGAGGAGCGGCGCCAGCATATCGAAACTTAGCGCTGCCCCTCATCCCCCTTCCGGGACCTTCTCCCCGTTGAACGGGGAGAAGGGGCCAGTAGCGGTCGCTGCGGCCCCACGACGTGGTCGCGCTGCCGACGAGGTCCACTGACCCACCCAGGCAGCACCGCTGCTCCAGGATTTCTCCAAAAAGTCGATCCGACAAAACCCGCGAACGCGGACAGCCAGCGTGCGACCGGCCGTGCCGTGATCGCCAGCGCCGCGCGCTCTTTTGTTCAAAGCCAGTTGCGCAGGAAACAGCCAATGGTCAGCATCATCCCCCTCTCCATTGCCCAGCGCCGGCTCGATACCGGCAATGCGGTGCAATACCCGCAGGGATCGCCGATCGGCGGCGCCATGCAGGGTCTTGGCGACCAGCTTTCCGCTGTCGCCGAACGCTACCGGCAGATGAAGGACCAGCAGGAGGCGTTCGACGCCGAGCTGGCGCGCCACCGGTTCACCAGCCGGATCGCGCAAGCCGAAGACGAGGTAGCGGCGAACGCGCCGGCCGACGGCGCCGGCCTGCATGAGACGATGTACGGCCAGGTCGATCTGCGCAACGGTCGGGTGGTCAAGACTGGCCTGTTCGACACGCTGTTCGACGACGCCCTGCCGAACATGCCCGAGAGCCAGCGCGCCAGCTTCGCTAGGCAGAAGGAGGTAATGCGCGCGGTTGGCGCGCGGCGCAGCGGCAGCTTCAGCGGCGTCAGGACTACGAGTTGGCCGAGTGGACCAAGGTTGACAACATCTCGACCAGCGCCATCGCGCAAAACGACCCGAGCGACACCGCAAACTTCGAGGCGGTCCGGCAGAGCGGGCTCGACCTGATCGCCAAGATCGGCAATCCGCTCGCCAGGCAAGCGGCGGAAGTCGCCTGGCGCACCAACACGGCCAAGGCGCTGGTCCAGGCGATGATCGCCCAGGATCCGAAGCGCGCTGTCGAGATGCTGGGTGCGGCGCAGGCTGGAAGCCGGACAAAGGACGATACCGCCGAGGCCGTTGGTAGCTCGCAGGCAAATACCACAAGTTCTGTGGTGCCAAGAAACGATCACGTTGGCGAGCCGGCGCCATATGAGCGATCGGTGCAGGTTTTCCGGGACGACATCCCGCCTCACGACAGGTCAGCGTTGGCCCAGCAAGCGCGGACCGCTGAGATCGCGCGGCAGGTCGAAACACGAACCAGCATCGGCCTGGCAGAACAGAACGCACCAAGGTCTATCAGGGACACTGGAACCTATTCCGGCCCCGCGCAGACTCCGGAGCAGTTCATCGCTCTCTACGGCGCCACCGAAGGCGTCAGGCGCTTCCAAGCCTTCCGCCAAGCAATGGATGTCAGTCGGCAATTCTACAGCATGCGTGGCATGTCGAACGAGGCCGTTTTGGCCAGAGTCAAAGAGTCCTCGCCCAAGGCCGATAGTGCTACGCCGGAAGAGGACAGCGCGCGTCATGAAGTAATAGCCACGGCCGCCGACCTCACGCTCATCCGGCCGCTACACGGCCACCTTCTCCCCGGTGGGGAGAAGAGGCTGCACCGCCGTCTCAGGTCTCCTCTCCCGCCGGGGAGAGGTCGCCGAGCGAAGCGGAGGCTGGGTGAGGGGGCGTCACCAACAAACCCAAACCTGAAGGAAGAGAAAAAATGGCAGATGCCTACACCCGTATCGCGGACGCGATCGTTCCGTCCGTCTATGCGCAATATGCTTTCGAGGAGCATGTCCAGTCGCTCGAGATCTACCAGGCCGGAATCCTGTTTTCCGACCCGGCCATCTCCTCGAAACTGTCGATGGGCGGCCGCTCGGTCGACATGCCCGGCTGGAAGGACCTCGGCAACGACCCGTCCGAACCGGTCAATGACGATCCGGCCGATTCCATCGAGATGAAGAAGATCGGCTCGCGCCGCGAGGTCGCCGCCCGCAATGTCCGCGCCCAGGCGTGGGGCGTTCCGGACCTGACGTCGATCCTGGCGGGCGACGATCCGCAAAAACTGATCGTCAAGCGGCAGACCGAGTACTGGCAGCGCGCCAACAAGCTGACCCTGCTCGGCATCCTGAAGGGTGTCGTCGCCGACAACATCGCCAATGACGGAGGCGACCTGGTGCGCACCACCGGCGCCTCCATCGTCGACACCGACATCATCGAGGCCGCCTATCTGATGGGCGACCGCGCGGACAAGTTCAAGACGATCTGGATGCACTCCAAGCAGATGAAGGCGCTGAAGCTCGCCGACCTGATCGACTATGTGCCGTCCTCCGAACAGGGCGGGCCGCTGATCCCCTACTATATGGGGCTTCGCGCCGTCGTTGACGACGACATTCCGCAGGCTGCGGGCGTCTACACCGCCTTCATGTTCAAGGACAAGGCGATCCTGTGGAACGAGCTGCCGGTCAACACCGAAGGCGGCCCGCTGGAATTCGACCGCAAGCCTCGCCAGGGCCATGGCGGCGGCGTGACGGAAATGGTCGGCCGCCGGCATTTTGTGCCGCATGTGCCCGGCACGCGCTTCCTCGACGCCTCCTCGGCCGGTGAATTCGCTACCGATGCGGAGCTGGCGCTGGCGGCGAACTGGGACCGCACGGCGTCGAGCGTCAAGACCATGACGTTCATTGCGTTGAAGACCACCGAGGCTTGATCGGCTTGGGCGAGGGGCGGGGGCGATGAGCGCCCGCCCCGTGACCGTCCGCCCGAAGGCGGAACCGGCCTGTGGAAATGCCGATACCTCGCACATGAAAAAGGCGGATCCGGGGACAGAATCCGCCTCGTCTGCCGACAGGGCTTCGGGGGGAAGACGGGTATCGGCAAACAATCCGATAGCAATATCAGCAAGCTTTTTGAAGCGTACTGTGCTTCGGAAAACTGAATTGTGAGCGCGTTTCGGGTCCCGCACAACTTGCCCGATAGACGTAGCCCGATACGCCTACGGATCTGTCGCGGCGGTGCCTTTCGGCCAGCTTGGCGAAGCCGACCCCTTCGGCAGCCCTGTCCGCAAGCGGCGATAGCTGCACCAGAAAATGCCCAACCACGCGGCCTTTTCGCCGTGGAAGCGACGATTCCCCGATCAACCCCGCTGACGGAGGCCTGACCCATGGCCATCACCCCGCTCGATATCGCCAACATGGCGCTCGCCGTGCTCGACGAGGCGCCGATCGACAGTCTCGATCAGGACGTCAAGGCGGCACGGCTCTTGAACCTGCATTTTGATCTCACCCGGGAAGCTGAACTGACCAAATATGCCTGGGTGTTCGCGATCCTGCGCGCCACGGTAGTGGGCGCGGATACCGGCGGTGACAACTGCACCTTGAACTTCGCGTACGAACTGCCGGCCGACTGCCTGCGACCGCTGCCGCTGACCCATAATGGCGAACCGGACGGCGTGCCGATCTCCTGGCGGCAAGAGGCGGGGCTGATCTATTCCGACCGGTCCGGCCCGCTGACCATCTGCTACGTCGCCAACCTCACCGACCCCAACGATTGGGACGCGCTGTTCACCGAGGTGCTGGTGGCCGCCCTTGCCATCAAGGTGGCGCATCCGCTGACGCACAAGTCGGGCATGATCGACATTGCCCGCTCGGCCTATGACCGGGCGCTGGACGCGGCGCTGACCGCCAACGCCATCCAGCGCGGCGGCCGGCTTTACACCGCCTCCTGGGCCAGCCAGCGCGGCGACTCCCGTTTTTGATTTTGCGCATGTCGTTGGCCCAAAACTGCCTCACGCTTTTGGGCGACATGCTTTGAGGGCTTTTCGCTGATGACAACGCTCTATCCGGTCCAGGACGTCTTCACCCGCGGCGAAATCTCGCCGCGCTTGCATGCGCGCGCCTCGCTCGACTTCTATCGGGCGGCGCTGTCGAAGTGCGAGAACTTCGTCACCCTGCCGCATGGCGGCATCCGCAAGCGCGGCGGCACCTACTTCGCCGGCGAGGTGAAGATTTCGGCGAAGAAGACGCGGCTGATCCCGTTCATCTTCTCGGCCGACCAGGCCTATGCGCTCGAATTCGGCGACCAGTATATCCGGGTCTATGCCTATGGCGCGCGCGTCGGCACGGTGGAAGTTGCCTCGCCCTATCTCGAGGCGGATCTGTTCGAACTCGCCTATGTGCAGTCGGCCGACCAGATGTGGATCATCCACCGGGATTATCCGCCGAAGGTTTTGACACGCACCGCGCACACGGCGTGGGCGCTCGCCGATTACGAGATCGCCGACGGCCCCTATGATCCGATCAATGACACCGCGACAACGCTGACGCCCGCCAGCTACGGTTCGTTTGTTCCGAAGATGAGCAGCCTGACCGTCCCAAGCGGCACGGTGTCCAGCTTGAATGCGACGGGCGATGCCTGGCAGTTGTTCGACAAAGACAGCAAGACGATGAGCGTGCTCACCGGGGGAACCGGGGCATGGGTTCAGTACCGGCTGGCAAGTTCCGAGCAAAAAGTGTGCAATGCCTACTGGATCCAAGCACCGGGTGCGGCCGGTCGAGCAGAGGACATGCCGACCCAGTGGGAAGTGCAGGGCTCGAACGACGGCTCCACTTGGGTTACGATCGACTCGCGGCAAGGCCAGACAGGATGGAGTGCTTCCGAACGCCGGTATTTCGAATTCTCCAATAGGACGCCGTTCGAATATCTGCGGCTGGATTTCGAAGGTGGTGGCGGGCCGGACAGCACCAATGCGGCCCTCGCCGAATGGGCGCCAAACGAGGACGGCGATCTGATGACGCCGTTCAACCTAACGGCTTCCTCGATCGTTGGCATCAACAATGGAGCAGGGTTCCAAACCTCGGATGTCGGGCGCGCTATTCGCCTCTACGCTTCCGATGGCCGCTGGCGCTGGGCCAAGATCGCAGCGCGCACCAGTACCACAATCGTCACGATCCGCATGTATGGCCATGCCCTGCCGGACCTCAGCCCGATATCCCGCTGGCGGCTCGGCACGCTCGTGCCCGGAAAGTATGTGGAGAGCGGCTCACTCTATGAGGAACGCCTGGCCTTCAGCCGGAAGTTCTCCGTCTATGCCTCGGCAACCGGCGACTTCGACAATTTCGCGCTGGGCGAGAAGGACGACGACGCGCTGGAGTTCGTCCAGGCCGGCGGCGGCCAGGCCAACGACATCGTCTGGATCGCCGACAGCGATGGCGCGCTGCTTATCGGCACCAGCGGCGGCATACGCGCGCTTTCGGGCTCGGGCATCGACGAGGCGCTGACGCCATCCTCGTTCAAGAACCGGCGCTCGCGTACCTTCGGCTGCGCCCGCATCCGTCCGGTCGATGCTGGCCAGTCGTTCCTCTATGTCACGCGCTCGCGCAAATCGATCGCCGAGTTGACGCAGACGGCGCAAAGCCGGTTTGCTTCGGACGATGTCGGCCAGATCTCCGAGCATATTCCCAAACAGGGCGTGGTCGAGCTCGCCTTCCAGACCGACCCCGACCCGCTGCTGTGGCGCTGGCCGGCAACTTTATTTGGAGGGCGTCAGCATTTTGCGTTTCGTATGATAATAATGAAGGGTGCTATTGCACCTGTCGCCAAGAATCAAAGAGGCGTTCGAATGCGGTCCATTCGCCAACTCTGGTTCCCCACGTTGGTCTTTCTAGCCCCGGTGCTCTTCTTCGCGGCTTCTCGAACCGACTATGCGAATTATGTCTCATATGCTTTGGAAGGCGATATTGTCGCCTACTCGAGAGATTTCGCCTATGCGACCAGGGCAACGTTCCTAGTCTATATGACGGCTGTGGCGCACGAGCCCGTATTCATCGCCATGCATTGGATATACGCCAACCTGGGGTTTTCTATCTCTGACAGCATGCTAGCCAACAGCATGGTCATGGTTTCAGTCTACTATCTTTACTCGGTCAGACAAAGCGATAGCGTAGTGCTAGGTGCGATATCGACTGTCGGCCTAATCATGCTGCCATGGTTCGAGCAACTGGGCCAAAACACGTTGCGTCAAGGGTTTTCGCTTATCTTCATTCTCGCATTCTTCCTAGCGATCAATGACGGCAAGAAGTACCGAGCAATTTTCTTTGCCGCCTTGGCGATTGGTAGTCACTATAGCGCTATTCTATTCGTTGCAATCTATGTCTTGGCAGATTTTGTTCCTCGCTCAGGAAAATTTATCGTTGGCGTAGTTTCCTTGATTTTCGCGGGCTACATTACCAACTCCATCTCTGGTATTTCCAATATAATAATCGGCCCGATTTTGGCGCAGGTAGGTCTGTACACTCAGTACTCTTCCGACGTGTTTATGAGTTATCGGGTAGGGTTTAAGGCTTTGTTTTTTGCCTATTCGCTAGTTCAATGCGTCGCAAGTGTCTTGTTGATCAAGAGGGCGGCAAAGAAGTCAGATGAGCGCTTGGGAAAATATTGTATCCTCATGACCGTTATCTACATGTTGGCGAGCGGACTACCTTACTACAACCGGGTCGCCATGATGCCGATGCTTTTGCTCCCGGTGGTGCTCGTGACGCTGTATGCTCGTATAACCGCGCCGCGCCGTTTTTTTCGGCGCACCGATCCCAGTACTGAAACTCGCTCGTCCAGCCGCTGGCAAGGCGCCTAACTCATATCCACGGCTTGCCCGGTTTGCGCCCTTCATCGGCTCGGAGTTCTTGCCTTGATCATCATTTGAGCATCGCTCTGCGCATCGACTGACGTGCCGCGTGCGGTCTTCTCGTCTCCTCGATCGTGAAATTCCTCGTCGCCCCTGCCGACCAATCTTCAAAGGAACCATCACCATGGACCGCAACTTCGCGCGGGCGCTTGCGCTTGTTCTCAAATCGGAAGGCGGCTGGTCGGACAATCCGGCCGATCCCGGCGGCGCCACCATGAAGGGGGTGACGCTCGCCAATTTCCGTCGCTACGTGAAGGCCGACGCGACAAAGGCGGACCTGCGCGGGATCAGCGA